GTTGCCGCCAAGAGAAAGGCGATCACGGAAATGCCCAAACAATAATATAACTACAAAAGATTACAAAACCAAGAAGAAGGGCTGCTACTGAGATAGCAAACAGCCCGTCTTTCATTTATTGCTCTTCAGAATCAAAAGCACCTTTAAAGCCAAAGGTTGCTGAAGAACTTAGTGTTGGACTCCATTGGCTTGGGTCTGCCAATAGCCTCAATACTTGACTTCGTTCAGCAGCAGGTAGTGTTGACAACAAATTAGCCGCACCTTGAGGTGTCTTCATGGCTTCTGTCAAAGTTTGCAATGTTTTGGTGCTAACGGCTCTCTCTAACTCGCTTATCACTTTGTTAGTTGATGAAGCCACTACACTTAAATAGGATGGCAATCTTATGAAAGAAGTTTGTTGTTTTAACAGTTGTGCAAGTGCAGCCTGACCTTCTTTGACTTGCTCTCCAACAGATACTTGAGTCAATCGTTTCTGCGCTTGATCCCGCAATACAGACAAACTTGAATCTGCCAATTCGGTAGCAATGTTGTATTTGCCTGGCCCAAGAATTCTCTCAACTTCTTCAGGTGTTTCATTCTGAACCAAACGCACAAAGCCATCTTTGTTGGTTTTCCACAACTTTAAAGCCTCACCAGAAAGTTTACGCTCGGCAATCTTCTCCATGCCTTTTGTGTAATCAGCAAGGTATTGGCGATAACCTCTACCACCAGACTCTTCAATTGCATCAATGATAAGAGGTCTGATATTCCCGAGAACTGTAGAAGCAAGATTTCTCTGAGATGTAGCGTCAATGCCTGGTCGCAGTTTCTGAATAGCCGCATTTACAGAGTTTTTACGAATGGCATCCAAAGCCAAGGCATCTACTACACCGCCATTGTTTGTCCATCTTGCAATGTCATCAGCAACATTCTTTACTGCACCAACAAGCACATCATCACCAGCAAACTTTGGATTGTTTGCAATAGAGGATATTCTTCGTGCTAAAGCAACGCCTTCGAGAGGCTTAATTCCAACAGAACGCAAAGCATCAGCCGCACCTTGAGCAAAACGAGCGCCTTGGCCTAAGTCTAAAGAAGCATTAGCCGCTTTTGCCGCCCAATTGTCAGCCATTTGAGCAAGATCGCCCTTGTAGGTATATCTTGTAAAGCCAACAGGAATACCCTTCTTGATTAACTCAAGACGACCTGCCGCCTCTGCCAACTCTCCTGCCTCAATCAATCTGCGAACATCAGCAACTTTCCCCGCAGCTTCTGCCGATAACTGACCTGCTTTTGCTTCATATTCAGCAACAGCTTTACCAAGATTTGCACGATTTAATGCGGCTTCTCTTGATGGAGTTGTAATAGTATTTAAGGCATCTTTTGCTTTTTCAGCAATAGAACGAACTTCAGCCGCATTCTCACCACCCGCCAATTTAGACAAAGCCTTTAAAGATTCATCTTCATTGAATAGCCTAACTTTTCGTAAGAATTGTGGGTCTTGTTGCAGCGCAACATCAATCAATGCTTGCCATTTAGGATTGTTAACAGAAGCTGTTATTTCAGCAACACTCGCATTGGGAGGAGCTTTCTTTAGTGCAGCAAGCACATCAGGAAGGTCTTTACCAAGAGACAATTGAGCCAAAGTAGCCGCTTTTTGTGCAGGAGCATTAAATAAATCTACTACTTTCCCAAGACCTGCACTTACTGCTTGACCAACAACACGACCACCCGCTTCATAAGTAGCGCCTTCAAGGATGTTCTTAACAGGTTGTGTTTGGGCTTGCTCTGGAGTCATGCCACCAAGGTAAATATCGCCTAGCTTTAATACTTCTTTAGCCATGCCATACCCTAAACCCGCACCGCCAACAATGCCTGGTGGCCCTGCTGGAGTACCTAGTAAACCACCTCCAACCGCACCCATTGCTTCAACTGTAGGAGCAAGAACTGGTTTGGCAATATTGCGATAAAGCAACTGGCTTAAAGTTAAATTCTGTTCATTTTTAGCCGCAGGTACAGGCTTTCCATAGCCAGGTATTTGAGCTGAAAGAGGCGCAGGAAATCTTGCCGCCAAACGAGCAGTTTCATCAGACTCTTGAGGCTTAACTCCTAAGTATTTATTAGGGTCAAACTCTGTTGTCTTACCAAGATATGCATCAGGGTCAAATTCAGCCATATTATTTTTCTCCTAAACGATTCTTGATTTGTGCAGAACGAGGATCATTTGGGTTTTTGTTTGCCCAATCTAAGGCTTGCCGATCTTCACCAGAAAGCGTCTTCTTAGGTTGTTCAGCCTTGTATGAGTACGTCAAATCGTACGCTTCTTTCAAACGGGTCTTAGAACCCTGAATGTCTCCAATGGCTTGGTCAAGTGCAGCTCTAACATCTTTAGCATCTTGTCTGCGATCAATGGCAGCAAAAGAAGCAATAAGTTGTTTACCTTCTTGATTAGACACATTACCCAATGCACCGCCTGTTTTAGACGCATCACGAAGGTCTTGTAGGGCTTGGAAACCACCTTTGGCAACAATCTTATCGTATAGGGCTTGAGCCGCACGACCATTTGCTGTAATGCCAGGCAATCGACCTGCCGCAATACCTGTGATTTCTGAAAGACCAGGGCTATCTCTTAGCTTCTCAATGTCTTTAACAAATGAATCAGCCTTAGTTTCAAAACTGTTAATTGCAGATGTTGCCTGTGGATATGCCGCTTCACGTTTTTGCTTCTCTTTAGGAGTAAGCAATTCAGCAGAAGCAGATTCTTTCAAAGAAATAGCAAGTTGTGCTAAATCTCTCTTGGTTTGTGTTTGTAATTGAGCAATTTGTATAGCCGTTGCACCACGTTCACGAGCCGCTTCAATCTGTGCATCTGCCGCAACTTTAGCTCTTTCTAGCGCAGCATCAGCCGCAGTTTTAGCCGCTTCAACCTTAGCTTGATTAGCCGCCTCTGATGTTGCAGTTCTCGCCTGTGTGGCTTCTGTTCTGCTTGCAGATGCAGTCAAAGCCGCAATAACTTTATCTGGAGAACCATACTTAGTTAATACCGCAAGAATTTCATCTTGTGTGGCAGTTGGAGGAAGTTTAGCCAATTCAGCACGCAAGTCTTCTTCTTGTTTAACAGAAAGCTGAGTCTTAGCCGCAGTTGCCAAGGATGCCGTTTCTGCCGCCCGTCTTTGTTGCGTTAAAGCCATCTCACTCTGTGCTTGACGAGCATATTGAGCCAAAGCCATAGCACCTTGTTGGTCACCCATCTGAGACAACATCTGAGCGCCTTTTAGGATCGACTCAGGGTTAGTTTGGTCTATCTGTTGGGCAATAGTGTTTCTAGTGCTGATTAGCTTTAACTGAGGGTCTTCTATGCCCATAGCACCACCAATGGCAGTACCAAGACCTTTAGCACCACCATAAGTCAATGCCGCACCACGGGCAGCAGGGTCTAGTTGAGCAAGGGCAATACCCTCATTCATCGCACCAACACGTTGTTGCTGACCATACATTTCAGGGGTTAAACCGAATAACCCCGCTACTATATTTTCTGCCATGATGAATCCTTAAGAAAATAAGCCACCAAATGCTTGCCCAAATGCGGGAGAAGCACCTAGTCCACTCAATAGTGTTGAATAGGGGTTAGTAGTTGCCGCAGGGCCAGTAGCCAAACGAGTACTGAACTCAGCACCTGACAGACCTAAACGACCCACATTAGCACCTGCGGTAGCCGCTTGTTGACCAAGAGCCGCACCCATTGTCAAAGGTTGTTGTGCAGCAGTCTCAAGACCTTGCACTTGTCCCAAAGCAGTTGTGTAAGGCTGATATGCCGCCTGTTGACCTGCATAGTAGTTGCCCATAGTCTGTGCGCCAGTACCCAACAATCCCGCACCAAATGCGACATTCTGTTGTCCATACTGTTGAGCATTAGCCGCCAATTGAGCCTCTTGTTGCGCTCTAGCATTGTATAAAGCCTGTAGTTCAGGAGTTGTAGCACCTAAAGTACCGCCTTGAGCCACAGATAAGCCACCACGACCCTGTTGTTGGAGTCTGTTTTGCAGATTGGCCAACTCTAACTCTCTGCCTGGTTGCAACAAAGCCATCTGTTGATTGAGATAGTTCTGTGCAACATCTTGAGGAGATTGAGCCAAGTATTGATTGCCAAGGCTAAACAAGTTCTGAGCGCCTGTTTGTAGAGGAGCAAACTGTGCTTGAGCGCCTTCAGCTTGAACTAAACCTTGTTCAGCCAACTTAACCAAGCGGTCTTGAGCATTCTTAGCTTCAGGGCTTAGTGTGTATCCTGCGCTTGTCAATTGACCAGTTACTGGATCGACTTGGAACTGTGAAGTACCAAATCGAGTAGTCATGCCAACAGGTCGAAACTGAGCCGCTTGTTTGGCAGCAGCAGTCTCGGTGTCAATCATCTGTTGCGCTCTTTGAGCCGCTTCACGAGATGTTTGTTGTTGGAGAAGACCTGCACCAGTAGTTAAACCACCTGATAGCAAAGCACCTAGTTGAGCCGCAGTAAGACCGCCTAGACCTGTTGTCGCAGTTCCTAATCTAGTACCGACACCAGTACCCACTCCAGTACCGACGCCCGCAAGAGTAGTACCTAGACCTGTTCCAACACCCGTACCTACTCCTGTTAATACACCAGTTCCAACTCCACCCAAAGTAGTGCCAAGACCTGATCCTGTCAAAACTCCTGTGCCTAAACCTGTACCTGCGGTAATACCTGCACCAGTACCTGCCGCACCTAAACCCGCACCAGTAGTAGATAGACCTAGACCACCTGCACCTGCCGTTAAGCCAGTACCGCCACCCATTCCTGCAACAGTACCGCCTAAAGCACCCGTCAAAGCACCAGTACCACTACCACCTGTTAGATTGGTCAATGTACCTGCTAAAGCACCAGTAGTTAAAGAGTTAGCAAGAGCAGTTGCACCCGCAGTACCACCTGCACCACCAAGAGCTAAGTCTAGTTGGGCAAGTTCACCCATTGTTAAGCCTGTAGTGCCAACAGTTCCCGCTGTTCCTGCTGCACCACCACCACCAAATAGACCATCAAAACCACCACCTAGACCACCGAATAAAAGAGCAGAACCTCCTAAGAACTTCAGAAAGTCTTGACCAGCATTAACTTCTTGTTGAACACCAGTTCTCTCAAGTTCACCAGTTGGTGTGTATTGGTTATAGCCACCGCCAGCTTGGTTTTCACCAACTTTGTAGGTATAGACATTCTCAAGACCACCGATCTGCTGATTCTCACCATCACCAATAACTTGATACTGAGGTTGAACAATGGTGTCGCCCAAAGTGATAGTTTGACCTGGAGGAATAGTAGCCGCCACACGGGAAGCAACTTCACCTTCATTTAGTCCAACTGCTTGAGCCATTTGAGCAGGAGAGACTCCATAAGTCTCCATAGCCGTGACGATCTGGGCATCACTCATGCCAGGATTCGCTACTAAGAAATCTACAATTTGTTCATTAGATACAGCCATTATTTCTCTCCATTATGTAGCTTCAACCCAAGCCAATTGTTCTTCATTCCAAGAATATCGTTTGCCATCAGTAGGCATTTGTGTGGGTGCTTCCCAAACGCAAGATGTTTCGTTTAATGTCCAGCTTGCAAATGGTTTTGGAGGAATAAACGCATCTCTTGTAGAGTCGTATGTGTAACCAATTCCTGCAAAGTTTTTACGAAAAGTACCATTAAAACTTGTTTGTTTCCAACGAGAATAACCACCAGACCAACGAACTAAAAACGCATATCCCATCGTTTCAGATTCGTTACCTTCAGATGTAAGTAATTCAATGTTATTGACGCAATGCACTTCAAGAACAACATTGTTTTCATCTAATTTTGCAAAATGTGCCATTTGTTATTCCTTAGAATGTAATTGTTCCATTACCTGTCCATTGATAGACACGATAACCGCCAGCTACTGTGATTGTTGGCGAACCTGTAGTAGAAGTTGCTGCTTTATATGTATCAGCGTAGCGAATAATTACAATTCCTGATCCACCAGCGCCACCATTGTGTACTGTACTGTCATCGGTAGAATTTGCACCGCCTCCACCACCGCCTGTGTTTACTGTGCCAGCAGTTCCATTTGAATTTGTTGGGCTTCCACCACCACCGCCAGCGCCACCAGAAGAAGATGGTGCGCTAAAAATTGCACCGCCTCCACCACCACCAGAATATGTAGTAGATGAGCCAGAAATGCTTGATGCAGTACCTGCACCGCCATCGCCACCTACTGATGTTGTTCCATCAGAACCAACAGCGGAAGCACCGCCACCGCCACCAGCACCATATTTACCGCTAAAGCCACCACCTGCGCCACCAGTGCTACCTTGTGATGGGCTTGTTGATGGTGTATTTCCAGCACCACCATTATTTGAGGCGATTCCACCACCACCAGAACCGCCAGAACCGCCAGTATTAGTGCCGCTAGGCCCACCTCCAAAACCACCACCAGTTGAGGTAATGGTTGAAAATACTGAATCCGAACCTTTTGCGCCTTGATTTCCACTTGTTCCACCTGCACCGCCAGCACCAACTGTTACTGTAATTGAAGTACCAGAAGAAACAGCAAATCCCGATGCAGTTCTAAATCCACCAGCACCACCACCGCCAGCACGATAAGAACCGCCACCGCCGCCACCAGCTACTACAAGATACTCAACGTCTGGAGGAGGAGAAATAGTTGATACAACATCTACCCAACCGAGACCGCCATAAATTTCAAATTTATTAGTTGTACTATTAACTCGGATCATTCCACTAGTAGGAGTGGCCGGTCTTTCAGCAGTTGTTCCTGTTGGAATTTTAAATGAACCTGTAGATGTGTTTGCTGTATCAGAAACAGTTGTTGCAGTTGCGCTTGAAGATGCCCACGATAAACTTCCTGAACCATTTGTAGTTAATACTTGTGTGTTTGAACCATCAGCACTAGGCAATGTCCAAGTTACATTAGATGCAATAGTGTCAGGTGCTTTAAATGCTACATAATTGCTGCCATTATCAGTATCTTCATACAACTTGATATTAGAGCCAGCAGTTGAATTTCCAAGCACATCTAATGCACCTGTAAAAACAGCAGCACCAGTATCACTTAATGTTGCACCAGTAGAGTTCTGAAGCAATTTTCCAGTTGTGCTATCGAATCTAGCAAAAGCATTGTCAGTAGAAGATGCAGGGCCAACAACATCACCTGATCCACCACCAGAAGACGCAATCGTTATTCCACCTGCGCTATTGGTAATCGTAATACCAGAACCTTGTGTCAAAGTTGCTTTGGTTAATGTGTTACCAGTAGAGTTACCAATCAACAATTGACCATCGGTGTAAGATGTTTGACCTGTACCACCATTAGCCACAGGAAGTGTTCCTGTTACACCAGTAGACAAAGGCAATCCAGTTGCGTTTGTCAATGTCGCACTAGTAGGTGTTCCAAGAATAGGAGTAACAAGAGTAGGAGAAGTAGCAAATACAGCAGAGCCTGTTCCTGTTTCATCAGTCAAAGCAGCTAAAAGGTTAGCAGAACTAAATGAACCTAGTGAGCTTGCATTGCCAACTGAAGTTATAGCACCAGTAAGATTTGCGTTAGTTGTGACATTACCTGCCGTAAAACCAGAGGCAGTACCCGTGATATTTGTACCTACCAAAGCAGATGGAGTACCCAAAGCAGGTGTCACCAGAGTAGGACTATTGGCAAACACCAAAGCACCAGAACCAGTTTCATCTGTTACTGCGGAAGCAAGGTTGGCAGATGATGGTGTACCCAAGAATGTCGCTACACCAGTACCAAGACCTGACACACCTGTTGAGATTGGCAGACCTGTTAGATTAGTTGCAGTACCCGAAGTAGGCGTTCCCAAGGCGGGAGTCACCAATGTAGGACTGTTTGACAGAACAACTGACCCTGTACCTGTCGATGTTGCTACACCAGTACCGCCTTGAGCAACTGTCAACGCTGTTGTAAGACCTGTTATAGAAGTAATGTCGCTATTAGCGCCACTTGCCGCAGCACCTAAATTAGTTCGTGCATTGGCAGCCGTAGAAGCACCTGTACCACCATCAGCAACCGCTAGATCGGTAATTCCAGTAATCGTGCCACCCGTAATTGCGGCAGAAGCATTGTCTGTTTTGGTCGCTACAGCAGTCTGAATATTGTTAAATTCAGTATCAATCTCAGCACCCTTAACAATCTTTAAAGGATTGCCAGGTGATAAGTTATCTTTTGTAGCGAAATTGGTTGATTTAGTGTAATTACTCATGGTTTACCTCTTACCCTATTTTGCCATCTTTGGCTTGAATTTCAATCTTTTGCAAAGAAAACGAAGAATTGTTAATTGTTGTTTCGTAACCAGTTTGAACAATCTTTCCCGCACCTGAAGCATTAGCAGTCAAAGTCTTAATTGGAACGCCACTTGTGTATTCAGCAATGTTGTATTCAGCAATGCCATACTCATAACTTACTTGTGTTGGGATATAAACATTTTCTGATTGATAAGCACCAGAATAATCAAATCCCCACTTAATCGTTAAAAATTGGTTTGATCCACCAATCACAATAGCAGTAATATTTTTTAGGATGGAAATCTGATTGGGGTTTCCCAAGTCAGCATTGTTTGTGTAGTACGCAAATCGGTAAGTAGCGGTGTCATCAAGATAAGTTCCATATTTACCGATATATCCATTTTTACCAATATACAAGTCGCCATTACGCAAAGAACGCAAAGATGTTGGAGCAATTGAGTCCCACTTCGTTACACGGGAAGCTCCATCTTGCAAGGATTGTTTGGTGTCAAAACAATAAACTTGAAGAGTTGCGGGTAAAACAAGTAGATAAAAGGCTTCTTTTTCTGAGTAAACAGATTTCAAGTTAGCCAATGTCTCGCTTGCCAATGATGAATTTAGGTCAAAACGAACATTCTTAGACAAGTCTCTTAGGGGTGCAGACTTCTCTTGAATAGTCCTCATCAATGAACGAACACCTGAGTCTGACAAGAAAATCACATCAGAGCCAACGCTTTGAATGGTATCTCTAGCAATACACCCAATAGAGCCAATTGTGTCGCTCAGAACAAGAGAAGCGGGTGTAGAAGCACCAGAGTAAACAAGAATCTGTCGTTTACCAAAAATAAACAAGAAATCATTGTGCGCTGCCAAGCCCATAACTTCATCAGCGCCATTAGGCCAAACACGAGAAACATCCAATGAGCCTGAAGTGCCACCACCCCATACATGACCTGCAATCAGATCAGAGAAGGTAACAGTTACTTTGTCTGTAGATGTATTAGCTACCCACAAACGACCAAAAGCTGAGATACAAATGTTTGCTTGAGGAACAGTAGCTACATAACCAGACTTCTCTGACACTCTGCGATAAGTAGTTGTACTTACTGCGGGATCATAAATCAGAGGATCGTGACCAGTTTGGAAGAAATAAGCAATGCCATTCAAAGAGGCAGTCTGCCAGTTAGATGCGGTAATGGTAGGAGCAGAGCCTCCACCGCCATAGGTCAACTCAGTCACCGCATTAGAAGTACCAAGTTTGAATATCTTGTTGTTTCCTGCAAACAGAACTGTAAGAGTCCCGTCAGTCTGGACTAACTCATGGATAACACCAACATCATTAGCACCTAGATTGCCAGAGGAAGAATTAACTCTTGACCAACCTTTTCTAGCACCAATACGACCATACTGATCCAAGATGCAGTTAGTTGCAACCAAAGCAAAGCCAGCCCCTAAATCAAGGGGAGAATCTTCAGTATTTAGGCCATAGAAGCCTGGTGCTGAGAGACTGTAACTTTGGAGTTGTGCTGCCATTAGACCGCCACAAAGTTGTCTTCAGGATAACGAGTGGACTCCAATGCAATTGCATCAGAGAGCATTCCTCTAAACAGAGCATAAGCCTCATTAGAGTTTGTCCCACCATCCTCACCACGCTCAATCAAAGCACGAGCATACGCACTCTGAGCAACCAAATAATCCAAGACCTTCACAGATGTGCCATCAGCAGACAGATTAGCCTGTGGGACAGTTACATCAAACTTCAATGTGTATACGCCATTAGGAACGGGAAATAAATCAATCTTCGTATCGCCACTACCATCTACACCACTAAAGCAAAATTCTGAAGGAATAGACTGTGAAGGCGTACCGAAGTTTAACTTTCGGTTCATATCTGCAACAGTAGTGTTATCTAAAGTAATAACACTTGTAGTATTGATGGCATCGTTAATACGAAACTTCTGACCAACACCTGTCAAAGCATAAGAACTTGTACCAGAAGTAGTAGTAACTGTAATTGTTTGTCCTAAGACATTCCAATTATAGGAATCCTCGATCTGACGTTTTGCATCATTGACAAACTTGCCAATCAAAGAAGAATAGGTTGTTTCGCCAACAGTAGATACTGTGCTTTCACGCAAGCGAACTAATACATCGTTAACAAGTTCTAAGTAGGTCATGTTCGTTGCGCTCCATTTATCTCAAATGTTCCAACAATAGACATTGTTGCGCCAGCTTCTGAGGTTGCAATAATGTAATCTCCCTCTTCCATCACAAAATATTGTGTTCCAGATAGAGGTGCAAAATTTACTTTTGAGAGTACCGAAAAATCAGCCGCAAGTGGAATTGTTGCCGACAAACTTACGTCATACCAAGACAAACTAATTGTTTTAGCAAGAACAGAAGAGTTTGTAACATTTAAGTAAGTGCATTTAGCATAATATCCAGTCGGTACTGTGTACAGCGTAGTAGCCGTAGCAGCAGTTAGATTTTTACCGACAGATACTGGTCTCACTTCATATTCCTCTTAGAGATCGCTTTAGCCTTCGCTTTAGCGTCTTCCTTGGACGTTGCGCCCCAAGCTCTAAGAGATAATAGGAGTCGGGTAGGCTTCCCATCTTTCATCTCAGCGCCAGGCATATTGCCCATTCGTGCTAAAAAGGA